AACTCTGAAGGAGATTTTGATATTATTTATAAAAAAGGATATGATGGTGTTGTTTATAAAAATGAAGGAGCGGGAGAAAATACAGGAGAAGATAGCTTTGCTGTTTCTAGGCCAAAACAAATACATATATTAGGAAATCAACAAGACATAGAAGGATTTAAAAAATACATAGCTAAAACTCATAAATCTACTAATGAAAGCATGCTCAATGAATCTAATTCGATTTCAATTCCTGAATTTAATAAAAGAAAAAAAGAAATTGAAAAAGAAAAATCATATATAAACGCTTTTAATAAATTAGAAAAAGAAAATCCAACAACAACTAGAGCAAATATTGAATATTATTTAGTTATGTATTTTATATACAGAAAAAACAAAGCTTTTGCTGAATTACAAGATATTACATCTAAAAATTTTACACTTGAAAAAATTGAAAAAATAGTAGATGCTAATTTTGAAAAAACAGAATCAAATGTTGATATCAATGATACAAATTTTGAAGGATCCGAAGATGTTATTTATAATGAAAACAAATTATTAATTCTATTAGGAGATTTAAAAGAAAAGTGTATAAGATACGGTACAGGAAAAAAATGGTGCATCTCTAGAAGAGATACATCAAACATGTTTTTTAGTTATAGAATGAGATTAGATGAACCTGTATTTTATTTTGTATTTGATAAAGAAAAACTTCCACTAGATAAGTACCGTGCTATAGTAATTTACATAGATAATAAAGGTAAGTACATGGTATCTGATGCAGATAATAAAGGTGATAAAGAAATGACTTGGTCTGAAATTGAATCAATACAACCAAAACTAAAAGGTTTACAAGATTTATTTAAACACATACCGTTAACACAAGGGGAAAGAGAAGATTATGAAAAATTCAAAGATCCTGTTGAAGACAGTGTTTATGAAAAATACAATTACACTGAAAGAGAAAAGTACATAGGATTTGGTCATGATTTAACTGAAGAACAGATAAGAATGACTTGGGCTATACCCAATCAAAAAGCATTAATTTCTAAATATGTTACTACCGGTTTCGGTACTAACTTACCCAAAGATATTGAAAGTAAACTATCCCCTAGTGATAGAGCTAAAAATACTGCTGCTAGGAAAGAATATATTAAACAAGGGGCAAACCTTTCCGACAAACAATTTAAATCATGTAATGATAATTTAAAAAGAGAGTATATTGAAAAAGGAAATAATCTTTCCGACAAACAATTTAAATCATGTAATGATGAATTAAAAAGAGAGTATATTGAAAAAAAGATTGAAAAAGGAGAATATATCTCCGACGAACAATATGAATTATGTGATGATGAATTAAAAAGATATTATATTGAAAAAAGGATTGAAAGAGGATATGACATCTCCGAAAAACAATTTGAATCATGTAATGATGATTTAAAAAGAGAGTATATTAAAAAAATGATTGAAAAAGGAGAATATATCTCCGACAAACAATTTGAATGGTGTGACAATGAGTTAAAAAGAAAGTATATTGAAAAAAAGATTGTTAAAACAGGATATGGCATCTCCGACGAACAATTTGAATGGTGTGACGATGATTTAAAAAGAAAGTATATTGAAAAAAGGATTGAAGGAAGACATAAAATGTCCAACGAACAATTTGAATGGTGTGACAATGAGTTAAAAAGAAAGTATATTGAAGTAGGATATAAAATCTCCGACTCACAATTTGAATTATTTGACGATGATTTAAAAAAAGAGTATGTTGAAAAAAGGATTAAAAGAGATGGCGAAATCTCCGACAAACAATTTGAATTATGTAATGATGATTTAAAAAGAAAGTATATTGAAAAAAGGATTGGAGAAGGAAGATATAAAATGTCCAACGAACAATTTGAATGGTGTGACGATGATTTAAAAAGAAAGTATATTGAAAAAAGGATTGAAATATATTATGGAATCTCCAACGAAGAATTTGAATTGTGTGACGATGATTTAAAAAGAGAGTATGTTGAAAAAATGATTGAAAAAGAAGTTCATATTCCAAACTATCAAAGGCAATGGGCAAAAGAAAATAACTTGTTAGAATCAACTAAACCAAAAAAAATAAAAACAAAATAAAATGAACGAACAATTTGGATCTTTTATTGGAACTCTGTTCCAATCTCGCACACAAGCACATATAATGCACTTACAATCAAACTCATATGCTCAACACGTAGCACTTCAAGGATATTATGAAGAAATTGTAGACATTATAGACGGTTTAGTAGAATCATATCAAGGAAGATATGGCATTGTATATGGCTATAAAATGGAATCAAACGTAGAAGAAAGCACCAATCCCATTACTTATTTTGAAGCATTGTCAAAATATGTAGAAATGAAACGTCAGACTATTACACAAGACAGCTACATCCAAAACCAAGTTGATGAAGTAGTAGCTTTGATTAGTAGTGCATTGTATAAATTAAAGTTTCTAAAGTAAAAAATATGAGCATAAAATTTGTAGATTTACTACCTTTTGTAGTAGATGATTGTAATTGTAATTTATCAGAGGGTATAAAATACCATCTCACCAACAATATTTCCATATTAGAAAATGTATATAGACCTTCTTCTAAGAAATATTTTGAACTTTTTCAAGAAGCTAGGGAATTGCAAAATCAAGGAATTATATCTTTGACCGAAGAAGAAAGTGATATATTAAAGAATACCAATCTAGGTAAATTTGGTATATACGAAGGTATGAAAGTACCGTTAGATTTCCCAATGAGCCATGAATATCTGATGGAGGTTAAACAGGGTAATAAGAACGTTGAATTAAACAAACCAAAGCGTAATCCTTCAGGAAAAAAAAAGTATGTAGTATTTGTCAAAACTCCAAAAGGAACTATCAGAAAAATACAATTTGGAGATGTGCATGGAGGATTAAAGGCTAGGGTAGCAAACCCTGAAGCTAGGAGATTATTTTCAAAAAGGCACAACTGCCCAAGTAAAAATGACAAAACTAAAGCAGGCTACTGGACATGCAGAATGAATCGATACCCGGCATTAAATAACGGAAAGACATACCCAGGCTTTTGGTAAAAGTAAAATAATAAAAAAATGAAAGAAACAACACAATTAAAAGAATTATTAAGAGAAACACTCAAAGAAGAGTTAATATCAGAAAAAAAATTAAGAAAACCTAGTAGATTCAAAAAACCTACATCACCCTCTACATCACCTTCTGCAACATCTGACGAAGAAAAATATGATAAAGAAGAGGAAGAGGATATGGCAGATCCATATAAACCTGATGAGGGAGGAGAAGATACATCCAAATCTGAAGAAGATGGGGAACAACCCGAATCCGAAGAAGATGAAAGATCATGGGAAGAGATAAACAAACCTGAAACATCTGGTACTTGGGAGAAGCTAAAATATCTATCTTCTATGTTTGGTAGATATAAGGTAAACGGCAAGTTCTTTGGGAAAAAGAAGGAATTAAAAGCATCTAGAGAAAGAATAAAAAATTTGTTAGAAAAAGAATCTAACAAGCAAATAAAACAACTAGATGAGCTTATTAAAAAAAATAATCCTGAATTTCCTAATAACTTAAAAAGTGCTGATTTTTTAAGTAATATACTACTAATATCTTCTGTATATGATTCTATAGTAGAAGCTACTACAAAACAAGGAGAAGGATATTTGGAGCCCAACACAGCTAATGCTCTTATAAATGACTTAAGAGAGTACGTTAAACATGTACTAGATGCAGAACTTAAAGCTTCCTATTCTACTGTAGATGAGTCTGTAGGAAGTCAAAACAATCTAACTAAAGAAGATTTAAGAAGAATAGATGAAGCTTTTGGCTTAATAAATGTTAACTTAGAAGAAGACATAGAATCAGATGTTAGAAATAAATTAAAATCAGATGTAGAAAAAAATAAAGCATTATCTAAGGATGATTCAGATTTTAAAAGTACTAAAGTAGATACTCTAAAATCAAACACATTACCTCTAACTTTGCTCGGAATTGGCACATCTTTAGGAGCATTTAGTTGGTTAGTTAATACCGATTGGTTTAAAAAACTTTTTGAAGTAACCACAACAAAAACAGAATTAGTACCTGCTATAGAAAAATCAAATATATTTACTCCTATCAAAAATGGTGAAGGTGTTTATAAATTGTTGGGAAGAGTAACTAAATATAAATTGGATGGCAATTCTAGTCCTACCGAATTTATAAATTCATTAAAAGAAATTGGAGGAGGTGATGCCAAAGAAGGGGTTGAAAAATTGTGTCAGAGAGGCGGGGTAATGATGAAACCTGATGAAGCTAAAAAAGGTCTTCTTGAGTTTCTTAAAAATCCTAGTAAGTTTAGAAACATGAATGATTTGTTTCACGGAACAGCTTCAGGTACTGGGAAATTGATTCCTACTAATACTACTTTATATGGCACAATAGCAGGTACTCAACTACAATCAATTATTACTAAAGTAGTAATGAGACAAGTAGTTAAAACAACAGTTACCACAGGCGGTGGATATATTACTGCAAAAGGACTAGGAGCTTGGCTTGGTCCAATAGGTATCACAGCAGTTGCAGCAGGGGTATTAGTAAAATTAATGAGAGTAAAGGGACAAAAGACATCAAGGGCCGCAACACTCAATTTATTATACCAATCCTTAAGAAACGTACCGGTACCGGAAGAAGTACAAATAGTAGAACCTGAAGGAGAGGTAGACAATAAAATAAAAACAGTAGATCCAACAACTGTAAAAATAGAACCACCTACTACAACAACAGGCAAACCTACAGCAATAGATGCTAAAGAGCCAAGTGAACCAAAAGGAGAAGAAAAACCCACTGAGCCCGAAAAAACTGCTGAAAAAAATGGTGAAAAACCCACTGAACCAAAATCAAATACAAGCAAAAAACAAAGTGCTGATGATGATAAGTTGTATATAATGTTAAGAGATTTATTTAAAGAGATTGTTAAAAATAAAAAATTTGGATTAAAACCAACAAATAATACTAATACAAGCGGTAAAAGCACTTCTGCAGAAAAAAATAAAGTAAAAGCTGCTGCCAAAAATAAAAAAGCTGCTGAAAAAATTATAAGTAAGACTGAAAAACCAATTCTAGAAGCTATTGTAGATAATCCTCAAGTGCGTCAATATTTGAATGCAAAACTAAAATCAGATAAATTAGAGTTTTTTGAAAATATGATAGAAAGGGTAAAAAAAATTATAGAAAAAATAAAAGAAACAGATATTACTAGTTACGGCAATGTAAAATTTAGTTTTAGTTCTAATCCACTGATGTATACCAATCTTGATATCTTATTTCACAAAAGAAAAAATGAAGAAGATACAGAATACAAAGAAAGACTTGTTAAATACATAAATGATTTTTTTGTTTCTCTATATTCATCTAGTTTTAAAGGAGGCGAGAAAATAGTAGACAAAATGGATAATTTAGGAGGAGGTAATCTTGATTTATTACAAGAACTTAGGTCTAGTAAAAAAACCAAAACTTCTCCTATCAAAAACAATTTTAATCGTACGCCTGATCCACAATCCACACAAAAATTCAAGAGTAGCTTATTGAATTTTTTAAGAAATGCTATTTTATTATTTCAACATTTATATAATAAAAAATATAAGAAAAAATGAAAAAGCCCTATATAGAAGAAAAAATAGGAGATTGGTTTCATAGAACTTTTACAGCAGAAACAGCAGCATCAGAAATGATATGGCACAGAGATAGGGAGGATAGAATAGTAGAACCCATAGACAATACTGATTGGAAAATACAATTGGAAGATAATCTGCCTCAGTTAATACAGGGGCAGATTTTCATACCTAAGGGGGAATGGCACAGAGCAATAAAAGGTACCGGAGATTTAAAAATAAAAATAAAAAAACTGTAAGTTATGGCATATACAAAATTAAGGAAAGAATTTAAAGAGAAAGATGTACAGAGGTTGAGAAACATTATCACCAAAAAATACGGTGATTCCACAATCACTCAAATAGGATATGAAAAACAAACTGAAGACAGACTAGAGGGAGATGTTTGGGAAGAATCTGACAAAACATGGACTATAAAGGATGGAGTAAAGCAAACTGTTACAAAACTAGATAAAATAAAGAAGGCTATGAGAATGCCTTTTTGTTGCCCAACTTGTAGCAAACCTATGAGAAATCCTTTAGATAAAAAATTTTATCCTATAAAAGGAGAATGTTTTGATTGTGTTGTAAAAATGGAGACAAAGTTGAAATTTGAAGGAAAGTATGATGAGTATTCAAAAAAAATAATTACAAACAACATTATTACTCATATAGAAGAAGCCGAGCAATTTATAGAAGAGTTCTTAGGGTCTAGTAAAGACAGCTATATCACAGAACAAGGAGATGTTGAAGATTGGGATGGAGGAATAGATAAAAATAAAGTTGTAAATAAATGGAAGGAAGAATTATCTGAAATGAGAGATAAGCTTAAATAATAGATATTTATAATTACAAAAAGAAAAAAAATGAATTTAATTAAATTGCTGAAGGAATCTATATTAGCTGAGGCAAAAAAGAAAAAACCTTCTTCAGGCTTGACTAAAAAAGAAAAATCTGCTGTTGCCAAAAAAGCTAGAGCAGGTAAAGACATAGGAAAAAAAGGAAAGGGGTTTGAAAAAGTAGCAAAAAAAGCTGCTAAAGAATATGGTAGCGAAAAAATTGGAAAGAAGGTCGCAGCGGCTAGTATGTGGAAAAACATAAAAAGAAAAGGTGCTAAGTTAAAAGAAGGTCATGATGGTATTGATGATGAAGGTAACATGGCTAAAAGCCAATTAAGTGCTATTATAAAATACGCCCAAGCTATACACGATAATTTAGAAGATGATACTCAATTAGACGCATGGGTACAATCTCACATATCAAAAGCAGAGCAATTATTAGATCAAGTAGGTCACTTCTTAGCAGGAGAAGAAGAAGATAAACAAAAAGAACCTCAGTATATGCACAATCAACCTATTATAGGTACTGTTTTTGAGAGAGGTATTCGATAAATACACTACATAATTAACAAAATTATATGGAAAAAGACATTATTGTGACAGTAATTACTGCTTTAATAACTTCGGTGGTTGGTCCAATTGCTGTACACTATTCAAAAGAAATAGTGGAAAGAAGTAAAAATAAAGAAAGAGATCCTTTATCAGAATCTTTAAAGCTTAACCATACTATAACTGAGAAATTAGATGAGCTTTTGGATAAATTTGAAGGAGATAGAATTTGGATGCTTCAATTTCATAATGGTGGACATTTCTACCCAACCGGTAAATCAATGCAAAAATTTAGCATGGTTTATGAACTTTTGAAACCCTCTACACCATCATGTCAAAGTAATTTCCAAAACATACCTTCTAGTTTATTTAGCAAGTCTATAAACAGTCTTTATAATGGAGAAATACTTCATTTTGATACATCAAAAGATGATTATAATGATAATATTGGATTTACCACTATAATATCAAATTCTGGAATTGTGAGTAGTTATGTCATTCCTGTGTTTAGTATAAAAAATGAATTTGTAGCTATTGTGGGTATAGATTATGTTAGCTCTTCTAAAACATTAGGAAAAGAAGAAATGTCTGCTTTGAATATAGGATTATCTACAATAGGCGGAGTATTGAATGATTATTTAAAAACATAAAAAATGAAACCTAATTTCTATAAAATATTTAAAGATAGGCTTTTTGAAGCTGAAGAAGAAGAATCTGAAAAAAAAGATAAAAAAGAAGATAAAGATAAAAAAGTAAAAATAGAAACAGAATCTACTTTAGATAAAGTATTGAAGAAATCTAAGAAGCTTCCTGCTGTATTGTCTAAATTGATGACTACTCAAGACAGTTACAACAAAAAAGCAGAAAAAGAATTAAGAGAGGTGGTGTCTGATATAAGGTGTGTGTCCTACAGACCAACCACATTTAGAGTAATAATACCAAATAGTAATTATTTTGATATTATATATGATCCAACTCCTCTACAGATTGACTATGAAGAAGACTATAATCCTATAGAATTGTTTACTATAAGCGTATTAGGTAAAAGATATAGTATGGGAAACAGATCAGAGTTGGAGCAGTGCATCGACTACGTAAATACCCTATTAAAATCAAACCCTATAACTAAAAAAGAAGAACCACAAGAACCTGAAGCCGTAGGCGGAGAACCAATCCCCGAAGAACCAAAAGCTGAGGAACCACCAGCAGAGGAAAAAGAACCAAAAAAATAAAGAACAATGATATTCCAAAATAGTCAAACTACTAGTAAACCAATTATGGTTTCTAATAATAACATATCTCCATTTTTAGCAGAGATAACTAAATACATGGAATCAAAAGGAGTACAACTTACTCCGCTACCTAAAGTAGTTATAAACAGAGACAACAAATATGAATTTGACCCTTTTGGAAAAACAGCTTATTACGACCCTGAAAATAAGATAGTAGTATTGTTTGTAGCAGGGAGGCACATTAAAGACATTTTAAGAAGCTTTGCACACGAGATGATACACCACAGTCAAAACATAACTAATATGTTTAATTCATCTCATTTAGGTGCCCTAGGCAATCCTAGATATGCTGAAAATGATGAGCATTTAAGAAATATGGAAAAAGACGCTTATTTGCGTGGCAATATTCTCTTCAGGGACTTTGAGGATCAATATAAATAAAATGGCAGAAGAAAAACAAATATCAATAAAGGAAATAATAAAACAGGAATACTTAAAATGTGCTTCTGATCCTATATATTTCCTAAAAAAATACGTTTATATACAGACTAGTGAAGGCAGAATGCTATTCAATCCATTTTTGTTTCAAGAAAAATTACTACATCTAATAAGTAAACACGATAGAACTATTATATTAAAGTCTAGACAGCTAGGAATAACTACTTTATCTGCTGCATATTCTTTATGGTTAATGATATTCAATAAGGATCAATCAATACTTGCACTAGCCCCAACACAGGATAAAGCAAGAAATATTGTAGATAAAATAAGGTTCGCATATAAAGAATTGCCTTCTTGGCTAAAAGTAGCCTCAATAGAGGACAATAAATTAAGTTTAATACTAGCTAATGGTTCAAAAGTTAGAGCCGCTTCAGGAGCTTCTGAGAGTGCTAGGGGGTATACCGCAAACGTTCTTATACTAGATGAGGCTGCTTTCATAGAAAACGCAGAAGAATTGTGGGGTTCTGCCCAACAAACTCTTGCTTCAGGTAATGCAAGAGCAATAATATTATCTACCCCTAACGGTATGCAAGGGTTTTTTCACCAAATGTGGTCAGACGCTGAAATAGGAGACAATAATTTTATACCGATTAAGTTAAAATGGGACGTACATCCCAAAAGAGACCAAAAATGGAGAGATGATCAAGACAAAGAATTAGGAAAAAGGATGGCATCGCAGGAATGTGACGCTTCTTTCTTGTCATCAGGGGATACTTATTTTGAATCAGAGGATATAGACTACTATGTTAAGAATATAGAAGAGCCTATTGAGATGAGGGGCATGCAGAGAGACTATTGGATTTGGGAATATGTTGATTATAATAGAACATATATGGCAATAGTTGATACTGCCAAAGGAGACGGATCTGACAGTTCTACTATACAAGTAATTGATGTGTATTCAGGCAACCAAGTAGCAGAGTATAAAGGTCAAATAGAAACAAAAATGCTGTCTAGCTTTGCTATTACAGTATGTATGGAGTACAACAGCGCACTACTAGTTATAGAAAACACAGGATTGGGACATTCAGTAGTAAGTGATGTGTTAGAAATGGGTTATCCTAACATATATTACTCCCCTAAAGGAGACACGTTGAACGTTTCTCAATATATGACACAATTCTATGAATATGATACATCAAGAATGACTGCAGGTTTTACAACTTCAACTAAAACAAGACCTGAAGTACTATTATCTATGAGAACTTATGTAAAAGAACACTCAATAAGAATAAGATCTATTAGAACAATAAATGAGATGAAGACATTTATTTGGAAAAATAGTAAACCGCAAGCACAAGCAGGTTATAATGATGACTTGGTTATGCCATATGCAATAGGATTACATTTAAGAGACAGTGCTATACAATACAAGTCACAAGGAGTGGACATGCAAAGGGCTGTTTTGAATAACATATCTAAACAAAGTTCGTATGTGCAAGCTTTTAATGGACAAAAACCTGTACAAAACCCATATGATTTTCAAGTGAATGGTCAAGTAGAAGATATAACTTGGTTAGTAAGATGATAATATATTATATTTATGTATATATGTATATCTTTGTACAATAAAAAATACAATAAAACAAAAAAATAATAGAAATGGTTGATCGTACACTGTGGCCTAGACTTAGGAGAATGTTTTCAACAGATGTTGTAATAAGAAATATAGGAGGAACCAAACTAAAAGTTATGGATGTGGAACGCATTCAGAGTTTTGGCCAACTTCAAACAAATTCTCTTGTAGATAGATTTACACGCCTTCATAAGGCAGGGCAAAGAATGCAATTCAATCCCACACTAAATTACCAAACTTTAAGATTACAATTATATTCTGATTATGAAGCAATGGATACAGACGGTATCATCGCATCAGTATTAGACATTCTCTGTGAAGAAGCTACTTTAAAAGGAGATACTGGGGAGGTTCTTACAATTAGAAGTTCTAACGAAAATATTCAAAAAGTATTGTATAATTTATTTTACGATGTATTGAATATAGAATTTAATCTTCCTATGTGGATTAGATCAATGTGTAAATATGGTGACATGTTTTTACATTTAGAGATTGCTGAAAAATATGGCATATACATGGCTAGACCGTTGTCTGTATATGATATGATTAGAGAAGAAGGCCAAGATCCTAACAATCCATCTTATATTAGATTTGTTTATGATCCTGTATCAGTAGCCGGAGGTACAACAGCTACTAAAAATAAAGAAACTTTTGAGAATTTTGAGATTGCCCACTTTAGATTGCTTACAGATACTAACTATTTACCATTTGGTAGATCTTTTATAGAACCTGCTAGAAAATATTTTAAGCAATATGTGTTAATGATGGATGCTATGTTGTTGCATCGTATTATGAGAGCACCTGAAAAAAGAGTATTTTACATAAATGTAGGAAATATTCCGCCTAATGAAGTTGATGCTTTCATTCAAAAGACAGTAATGTCTATGAAAAAAACTCCATTTATGGACCAAAATACAGGAGATTATAACTTGAAGTTTAATGTTCAAAACATGCTTGAAGATTTTTATATTCCTGTTAGACCTGGTGACACTACTACAAAGATAGATACTGCTAAGGGATTAGAATATGCGGGTATAGAGGACGTTGAATTTCTTAGAGATTTGATGTTAGGATCGTTGAAAGTTCCTAAATCTTTTTTGAATTATTCAGATGAATTGAATGGAAAATGTATTCATTCGGATACTAAAATACCTTTATTATCAGGAGAAGAGATGACCATAAAGGAGATATCTGATTTATTTGAAAACGGAAATGATCCAAATCTTTGGGTTTACTCTTATGACAAAGAGAGTAATAGTATTATACCAGGAAAAGTAGTGTTAGCAAAGAAAACTAGATTAAACGCAAATTTAGTTAAAATTACTTTGGATAATGGAGAGTCTATTATAACAACTCCTGATCATGGATTTTTACTAAAGGGCGGAGAAAGGATAAATGCGGAGAATTTAAAAGAAGGAGATTCTTTACAAGCTGTATATAGGGAAAATAGAAAAATAAGAAACCAACAAAACCCATATGAGCACGTATATCAACCTAATTTAAATAAATGGCAACCTACACATAAAATGGTTGATGAGTGGTTAAACGGAAAAATATTAAACAATGGTTTTGATGAGCAAGGTTTGTTTAGTAGGGATTCTATGATTGTAGTTCATCATAAAAATTTTGATAGATATAACAACCATCCTGACAATTTACAAAGATGTTCTTTTAGAGAGCATTCTGATATACATATTTTAAATGCTAAAAATGGAATATGGAGTGAAGAGGCCAAAATTAAAGCTAAAAATACAAAAAACACTGTTGAGTACAAATTAAAAGCATCTAAAATAGGAAAAGAGAATATGGCTAAACAATGTAAAAAAGATCCTAATGCTAAAAACAGAGTTAGGGACATTTGGATAAGTAAAACATTTGAGGAAAGATCCGCTCTTACAAAATCTAGGGTAACTGATGAAACAAGAGACAAGTGTAGAAAAAATGGTAAAAAAAGTTATTTATTGCATAGCGAAAATCTTTTAAAAGCTTATAAAGATAAATTTAAAGGAGAAAGACATGATTTGAGAAGAGAGAATAGTGTAGTATGGGTAGATAGGCCTTCTATAGAAGAAATTATATCTTTTATAGAGTCTCATGACAATATAAATGATATAAATAAACCTAGAAAACTTGCTAAAGCTATGGGGTATTCTATACATGTTTTTGAAGATGCTATAAAAATGGCAGGGTGGGACATAGAAGAATTCTTTAATGAATATACGGGTTTTTTAAAAGGCAGGCATAAATATATTAGGAGAGATTATTTAATACAGATTTTATCTAGTTGTAGCTCTTTAAAAGAATTTACTAACAAGTACGGAGTAGGCAGAAAAGGTATTAAATTATTTAATAAAATATTAGGTGAAAATATTGAAAAACATTTAAATACCACATATAATCACAAAGTAATAAGTGTTGAGTATTTAGATTACACTTCAGATACCTACAATATGGAAGTTTATGACAAAAATGAAAATCATAATTTTTTAACTTCTTCTGGTGTTGTAATAAAAAACTCAACAATTTCTGCGCTCGACGTCAGGTTCAGCAGGACTATAGAAAGAATACAAAGAATTATAATAAGCGAGTTAGAAAAAATAGCTTTGATACATCTTTATGTCCAAGGATATGAAGACGCTGATTTAGTTAATTTCAAATTGTCATTAAACAATCCTTCTATTATTTATGAGCAGGAAAAAATAGCTCTACTAAAAGAAAAATTCAGTTTAGCTTCTGATATCATGGATAAGAAGTTAATGTCTTCTGATTGGATTGCTGACAAAATATTCCAAATGAGCGAAGATCAGCTTAATGAACAGAGAGAATTAGTGGTGGAGGATGTAAAAAGAATATACAGGTACAACCAAATTGAAAACGAAGGGAACGATCCTACTGTATCAGGAGAATCTTATGGAACTCCTCACGACTTAGCATCTGTTTACAACGGGGCTAACAAGAAGCAAGAAGTACCGGACGGATATAATGAGAAGGAACCAAATCCTGTAGGAAGACCTAAAGAGAAATCCTCTATATATGGAACAGATAAATCATCATTTGGTAGAGATCCTTTAGGAAAATCTCAAAATACGGGAGTAAAATCTAATTATAGTGATAGAGATATAAAAGCTAAACCATTTGCAATGGAGGCTATTAGAGGATTACAGTCTATAAAAAATAAGAAAATGGTGCTATTTGAGCAAAAAAATTCAGAACCTAGTATTTTAGATGAGAAAAATGTATTAGGTGATATTGATAATGATAATTAGTAATATTTATTATAGATATAATTAAAAATGAAGCTAAAACATAATAAGCTAAGAAATACGTCAATTCTATTTGAATTATTAGTTAGACAGATAACTACAGACACTCTTAATAATAGAGATTCTAAAGCTGTTGATATAATAAAGAAGCATTATAACAATAATGAAATAGCAAAAGAATATAAAATATACAAGACTCTTTCTGAGAATAAAAATTTATCTGAAGGTAAAGCCAATATCCTTTTAAACATAGCTATTGATTCATATAAAAAGATTAATAAAAGTTTATTAAGTAAGCAGAAATACGATTTGATATCAGCTATAAAATCCAATTATAATATTAATGAGTTTTTTAAAGCTAATGTTGACAATTACAAAACATTAGCCTCTATTTACATGCTGTTCGAGGGCACAGCATCAGATAAAGTAGACCCAGGCAGCGAAGCTAAATACAGATTTTCTATAATGGAGAGTATTTGTGCTCCTAAAGAAAATTTAGAAAAAAATGAAATACTAGAGCAGTATAAATCTATGGATAAGGGAAGCAAAGCTGTGGTATACAAACTCCTCATCAATAAGTTTAACGAGAAATATTCAGATTTAGATGACAATCAAAAAACTTTATTAAAAGAATACATATCCAACATATCTACCGCAAACAGTTTACGAGAGCACATAAACAATGAGATCTACAAAGTAAGAGCAGAGTTCAACAGCTATTTAAAGACTCAAGAAAACACAGCAAGAAAAGTAAAAATAAACGAAGTTTTAAATTTCACAGAAATTATACCCGACAACAAACAAGTGTGTGAAAAGGATATAAATAACTTACTATACTACTACGAGCTACTAAAAGAGTTTAAAAAGTAAAAATATGAATTTAATAGACATACTAAAAAATTACATATTTGAACAAGATTCTAATCAGAATGATCAAATTGAAGAAATTGTAGACCAATTTTACGATACCTCAGATTTTGAAAATGTATTTTCTAATTTGATCAAGGCCTATGATGTCTATAAAGGTATGTCTACGGCAAACACGCAAAAGGAGAAAGAAAAGGCTAAAGATGAGAGAGATAAATCATTAATTAATTTAGTGCTTGAAATAAGTAGATTTACTGATAATCCCGAAGAAAAAAAAGCAATAGTAGAAGACATAGTAAAAAATAAAGTACAAAACAATGATCTATTAGCTAAAAATATAAAACTATTCTACGAAAATTACAAAGATGTTAAGCCTCCTTCCTCATATTCCAAAATAACGAGAAAAGAGAGATATGACAAAAGTACGTTATCTTATAAGGATATGAAGGCGAAGTGGAATAAAAAGCAGAGAGAAAAGACTAGCAATAAACCCGAAGAAGTAAAAGGAAATAAATCTAAATTCAAAAAAGATAGTGTTCATAAAATAATTATTAAAACTCCATATAGTAAAGATACAAAATCACAATGGATTACTATATACAGAAAATTATCAGATTATGATAAATCTTTATTAGATGAATATTCAAATTTAAACAAAACTAAGGGTATAAATTACACTTATTTAGATGAAAATGGTAACGAGTATCCTGATTCTGATAATCACAAACAAGATATATATGTAATAGCTAAAAAAACATATTCTGTTAGGTTAAAAGAAGAAAAAGAATATGGATACTATTGTGTATTAGATAAAAATAAAGCACAAGAAATAAAAAAACTGCAAGAAGATTTGATAAATAATAAAACTATCGAAAAAGGTTTTTTTGGTTTAATAAAAATAGAAACCATGATTAAATAAAAAACTCAAAACAGTTCATTTTATAATCCTATAGAAAAATACAAAGTAGACGAATATATATCTGAATTAAAAGAATTAACAAAAGATAAAAAAATAAAACAAAATAAAGAGTTCCAAAAAAATAACACCAAAGTAGTAACACTGTCTCCTGAAATAAAAGACAAAATATATAATTTTTATGATGTAGCAAATTTTAAATTTCCCGCATTATTAAAAGCCCATAATGACTATCGAACAAGCTTATCTGCCACAAGAACAAAAGAAGAGAAGGATAAATATAAAGATAAGAGGGATAAAATGATAATTGAGTTAATATCTAAAGTAACTAATTTTACAGACAAACTAGAAGAGCAAGAAGCAATAGTAGAAGATATAGTAACAAACAAAATACCTTCTGATTCTAATTTATTAGCTGAACTAATACAAAAATTTTATATTAAAAATTTTGAAAAAAATAAAAAAATAACGGAAATGTCAAGTACGGGGGGAGGAGCACCCGCAGCAACACAAGCTACATACACACCCGGTTCCGGTGAAGGAGTTGCACAAAAATATGCTTTTGCTCCGATGAAAAAAAGAAAAGATGAAAATCACGACTTATCTAAAAAATACAAAGAATTATTTAAAAAAGAAATAAAAGATTTATAATATTTATCAGTATGACAACTCAACAATTATATCAGAAAACCATTAACGAAGAAATGTCTTCTTCAGACTTTTTATGGAACGTGAGAAGAAATCCCCAATATTACAATATTATAAATGGATTGATGTCTTTTGAAGATACTGTCAACGTATTAAAGGGAAGAGGTCACATATGGGAAAATAATGAGGATAGTGCGGTAAAGCCTTTTAACATGATAGGCGTTATGAGGACTTTAAATGAAGCTAAAAAGCCTAAAAAAGAGCCTAAGTTGACTGCTGACATGGTAAACTACTATGAGTTTACTAAAGGCTGGAAGAAGGAATTAGAAAAAACTGATGATTTAGATAAAGCAAAAGAAAAGGCTATAGCAAATATTGCTAAAGATCCAAATTACTACACTAGGCTTGAAATGCAAGCATATCAAAAAAGTAAAAACAAAAAAGAACCCAAAAATTTACCAATTGATATCAGCAAGAAAAATGCTAATTACAAGGATGATGCTAATCAAATGCAAAAACTTGATAAAACAAAACCTAAATCTAATGTGGATGATAGCTTAGCTAAAAAAGAAAAAGCTAAATCAAAATCTGCAGGTTTAAAAAGTATGAAAGGTGGGTATCCTCAGATGAAAAAAATAAATGAGGACGCTGACTCAGATTATCAATTTAATAAAAATCAAGAAAAAAGATTAAAAAATATTAAAACGGGTAACGTATATAATCCTGCTAGTCAATATACTCCTGAAGAAATAAAAAAAAGAGCAGAAGAAAGAGAGAAATTGGAGAAAAATAGAGAACAATCAAAAAAAGATAAACAAAATAAAGAACAAAAAAAGGAAGAAAGAAAGAGAAATATAGTAATACCTAAAAAAATTAGTGATCTTCCGTCTGGTTATAAAATAGAAGTTGAGTTATACTATCCTCTTAGGGCGACTAGAAATGTGTTTGATCCCAAAACAAAAGAAACTAAAGTAGAAGAGAAGTTAATAGTTGTACCTAAAAATAGAATAGATACAACTGGAGAATATAAAGGATTACCTGATACTGATAGTGAAAAAGTTAGTCCAAGTACTGGAAGGTGGCGTAAAAAAATGCTTACAAAGGAACAAATAATTGATTTTCATAAAAATTCCCAAAAAGAACAAATAGATATAGATCAAAATCCTTTGTATAATGTTGTAAAAGTATCTACTAATTGGAGAAATGTACCACTAAATCCAAAAAATCCTGATATAACCTACATACCACCTACGCCCACTAGTTGGAAGGATTCAACAACAAAACAAAAAGTTTTTTCTAATGAGCCTGCTAATGAACCTGCGGCTTCAACTGCAAAAAAATACTATGTTAAAGATACACAATTAAGTAAAATTAAAACATTTGATACTAAAAAAGAAGCCATTAACTACGCAAAAGAAGAGAATAAAAACAATAATACAAAAGATCGTTTTAAAGTAATGGATAAATCTAGTCTTACTAATCCATCAAAAAAACAATCAAATGTAGAACAACCAAGTACTTCAGCAAATCGAGAAATTTATACAAGTGATGTTTCTGTTGATAAAATAGATGTCGATAAATATAAATATTTTGTTGTTGATTTTAAACTTAGGACAGTAAGGGGATATGATGACGAAGAGTATGCTAAAAAAACTGCTAGATTAAGTGGGGATGAGTTTATGGATAAAAATCAATTTATAAATTATAAAAATCCAAAAACTGAACCAACTGTTACTAGTAAAGAAGATAGTAATGATGAAAAACTTAAAGATTATAGTTCTCCTAAATATAAGTATTTTGTAGTAAATACTAAATTAAAGGAAACTGAGGGATTTGAAAATAAAGAAGACGCTTTAAAGTATCTAAAATCTGTTACTATTAAAAAAATTGGTGGTTTAAATGAGCCTACAGATAATGCATCGGATTTTAAATACATGGATAAAAAACAATATCTTGATTGGAATGAGAGAAGGATGAGGGAGTTAAAATTAAAACAAGATTACCAAAGAAAGAAAGGCCTACTAGAATCAATAATAAGAAAAAAAGTAAAAAGATTATTACAAGAAAACGAAATAGGTAAATATATAGGAGTTGAAGGACCTGACGTAAAAAAAAAAGACTAAATGATTTCATGAAGAGGTACATATGGGGATTCAATGATAACGATGATCCATATCAAAAAAGCATGGGGGTAGAAACCAATAACATAGTATCTCAATTCATAACTGAACTTGGTCCCGAAGGCATTAAAATCTTCAACAGCTATGCTCCAAAGGGTTACGAAATAAAAAGTGTAGATGATTTACAGCATTATCCTACTGACGCCAAAGGAGGATATCCTCAAGCTACTATGTTCAATCCTGATAAATTAACTTCAAGAAGCGGCAGAGTAGCTGAAAATAGTAAAAAAATAAAAAAATGAGATTATTATCAGAATACTACGAAGTAAGTTTAAATCAGATACAACTGACAGAAGCTGTTAACTCAGCTCCTGGCAGCCCTATAATGTTAAGAGGCATAATAATACAGAGAGCTGATGCTAAAAACAGAAATGGTAGAATATACCCAAAAGATGTACTTAAAAGAGAAATAGATAAGTATATTGAGAACATGGTTGATATGAATAGAGCATTGGGCGAATTAGACCATTGTTTTGTAGAAAACAACTTTGATGTACTTACAGAAAGTGGGTGGAAATCCTTTAACGATGTTATTGAAGGAGAGAATGTTCTATCTTATAACATCAAAAACGGTGCTTTAGAGTACAAACCTGTTTTAAAAAAGATAGAATCTACATACTCAGGAGATTCTTATTCTATAAAAGCTAGGAATATAAATACTCAAGTTACTGAAAATCACAAATTTATATTAGAAGATAGGTATGGAAATAAAGAGTTTCATACTATTAAAGAAATATTTGAAAATAGAGTAAAATATAATAAATCTAAAATAATAAAAATACAAGAAGATAATTCAAATATAGATGAGTTGTCTGAAATATATGTTGATGATGACATGCAAATAGAAAAGCTACACCACGAAGGAAACATCTATTGTTTGGAAGTAAAAGATAATAACTCTTTTTATGTCAGACAGAATGATAAATGTTTTATCACAGGTAATTCAGCAGAATCCGTAGTAAACTTAAAAAACGTATCACACAACATAAAAAGCATCTATTGGAAAGGAAATGATGTGGTAGCAGATCTAGAAATACTAGATGCTCCCGAATTCCCCGCAGGCAGAATAGCCGCAGGCCTACTAAGAAGAAAGATTCCAGTAGGGATAAGCTCAAGAGGAATGGGAAGTGTGGATGAAGCTAAAGACGGAACAGTAACAGTAAATGATGACTTTAATCTACTAACATTTGACTTAGTATCATTTGAAAGTACTCAAGGAGCAAACATGTATTTACAAGAAGGAAAGACAATATCTAACGATAAAAATTCTAAAATTGACAGCATATTAAAAGAACTAATATGCATAAATGCAGGGTACTGTCCTTGTGATTAAAAAAATTTATTATTTAATGCTAAAAAATTTAGCATTTTTAATAGTTTATGATATTTATTGTTATAATACAAATTAATGTATTATTTTTTACTGCACTGAATACTCTTTCTCTATAAAGAGTCGCATAATAAAAAACCACAATTATTCCTAAAATAGGGATACAATCAAAAAACAAAATTTTAAAATGAACTCAAACTTGTTAAAAGAAGCAATTGCTGATGCAGATGCTATCAAAAAATTAGCCATTGAAAATGCAAAGGCATCGTTAAATGAAGCTTTCGATTCTAAAATCAAATCTATGTTAGCTGCTAGATTAAACGAAGAAGCAGACGACGAAATGGAAGAAGGCGATGAAGACACTATGGAAGAAGCTCGTAGAAAAAAAGCTCCTGTTGAAGACGACGAAGACGACATAGAAGACGAAGCTCCTAGAGAAACTAAAAAAGCTCCTATTGAAGACGACGAAGAAGAAGATGAAACAGACGAAGCTTATGACATTGACGAAATCTTAGCCGAAATGGAAGATTATGATAAAATGGAAGAAAACGAAGAAGATGACACAATGGACGAAGGTTCTTACGAAGAGCAAGACGAGAACTACGATGAGATGGACGAAGAAGTAAATTGGTATCGTAGAAAAAAAGGATTAGATGAAGCAGAAGAAGATGGAGAAGATGGTGAAGATGATGAAAAGCATGTAGACGAAGAACTTGATCTTGAAGCATTGATTCGTGAAATGGAAGGCGATGATGATAAATTACACGAAGAAGATGAAACAGACGAAGAAGAAGAAAACAAATATAAAGCTCCCAAAGGCAAAGGCAAAAATGCTGAAATGGAAGAAATGAAAGAAGAGCTTTATGAAAATAGAAGACAAGTTAAAAAACTAATTCAAAAAGTTCAAGAATCTAATCTAATCAACGCAAAACTTCTCTATCTAAACAAAGTTCTACGTAACCACAATCTTAACGAACAACAAAAAATTAAAGTTATAACTGCTTTTGACAGAGCAACAACTGCTAAAGAAGCTAAAATCGTATTTGAATCTTTGAACGAAGCTTTCTCTGTAAAAATTGAAAGAAGAAAAAATGGTTTAAAAGAATCTTTTGGATTTGCATCTAAGGCAGCAGGAACATCTACTAAGCGTGAAATCATTACTGAAGTAGATAGTCAAGTTTCAAGATGGCAAAAATTAGCCGGAATAAACAGGTATTTGTAAAAAAAATAAAAAAACAAAAAAATGAACGTACAACAATTATTGGAATCATCCAATCCACACACTTCAATTATGAACGAGGCCAAGCGTCTTGTTAAGAAATGGAGTAAAACCGGATTGTTAGAAGGTAGGGATCTTGAAGCCAATCCTTACGGAAAAGAAACTATGGCTCTTATTTTAGAGAACCAAGCAAAACAACTATTAGTAGAACAGTCACAGACTGGTACTGGTGCTTCTTTTACTGCAGGTCAAGGTGAGCAGTGGTCAGGCGTAGCTTTACCATTGATTCGTAAAATCTTCGCTGATATCTCAGCTAAAGAATTCGTAAGCGTACAACCAATGACTCTTCCTGCAGGATTGGTATTCTTCCTTGAGTTTAAATATGGTACTAACGTTCCTGGTGCTACTTCTTCAAACAGATTTACTGTAGGAGATAGCATGTATGGTACAACTAACGTTAAAGACGTTAACCCTTTCGGTGGCCTTTATGGTGCTGGTAGATTTGGTTTTTCAATCAATGATGCTTCTGCATCTTTACAGTACACCGCTACTACAGCATCTGCTGCTGATGTAAACTTTAATACTTTGTATAGTGCATCTGTTGCATCAACTACTAGTACTGTACGTAGATTGACTTTTGCTAGTGCTTCTACTACTGCATCTGCTATGGACACTAACGGTGTACGTGCTTTTGTATTATCAGGTAGTGGTATTACTGAAACTAACTTGTTAGCTGAGTTTACTACTTTCAATCCTATCAACGGAACTTTGACTATGATTGTTAGCGGTTCTGCAATTGGAGCAACTGGATTTGCTAACCTATTCTATCAAAAACAACCTGCTGACAACAGCCGTGGTGATTTTGAAGATACTACAACTACTCCTTTGACTGGTTCTAATTCAATCCCTGAAATTAACGTAGAATTACGTTCTGAAGGTGTTATTGCTAAGACTAGAAAATTGAAAGCAAAATGGACTCCGGAATTTAGCCAAGACCTTAATGCTTATCAGTCTTTGGATGCTGAAGCTGAATTAACTTCAACTTTGTCTGAATACATTTCTTTGGAAATTGATTTGGAATTGATTGACATGGTACTTCAGAATGCAAACACTACTGATTACTGGTCTGCTAAAAATAACAACTTTTACGATAGACCAAGTGGAACTTGGACTGTAAACGCAGTTGCTAGTGGTGGTTACTATAACACACAGGGTCAGTGGTTCGCTACTTTAGGTACTAAGATCCAAAGTGTTTCTCGTACTATCCACAAGAAAACAATGCGTGGTCAAGCAAACGTTTTGATGTGTTCTCCTGATATCGCTACAATTATCGAGTCTATCCCTGGATACGCTGCTGATACTGATGGTAGCAAGCAAGAGTTCGCAATGGGATCTCACAAAGCAGGTCAATTGAATAGCCGTTACAAAGTGTTTGTTAACCCATACATGCAAGAAAACGCTATCTTGATGGCTTATAAAGGATCACAGTTCTTAGAAACAGGTGCTGCATTCTGTCCTTATATTCCTCTTATCATGACTCCTTTATTGTACGATCCTGAAACGTTCACCCCACGTAAAGGATTGCTCACGAGGTACGCAAAGAAGATGCTAAGAAGTGAATTTTTTGGTAAAGTATTAGTAGCTGACTTAGGCTCTATCTAATTAAATCATCATAAAAAATAAAAAAAGCGAGCGAAATATCTCGCTTTTTTTTATGTCTTTTATTTTGTAAAATAAGGAATTAATTATGATTAAAAATACTAATTGTAGAGAATGTGGAAAAGAATTAGTAAAGAGACAAAAAGTATTTTGTTCTGTTTATTGTAAGCTTAGTAACAAAGAATTTTTAGATAAAAGAAATTCTCCAAAAGAAAAACTTGATCCAAATTTAGCTGCAATATGTAAAATAACAGGTAAATACTACAACGACTATAAGAACTATTCGGGAGCACTCACTAGACATCTTAGGAACTTCAACATTGAGCTAAAAGACATAAGTGAGTATTTTGATATAGTACCTAACCCTAATGCCTCTAAATTGACTTATAATTGCAAATACTGCGATTGGAAAACTACAGATGTTGTAAATAAAACAGGATGCATAACTTCCCACATAGAAGATGTGCATAAAATATCTATAGAAAACCATATTAAAAAATACACACAGGATGTAAAATACTTTTTAAAAAATAAATTAATTTTTATTGAATGTCAAATATGCGGTAAAAAATTAAAAAAATTAACAATAAGCCATTTGAATAAACATAAATTAAACGTAAGTCAATAAATTAAAATTTGTTATTATCATCAAAGCGATTTGATATTTATAATAAATTTAAAAAATGCACAACAACGATTCAAATCAGAGTACAGAAAAAAAAATCAAGGGCCAAATTAAGTTTTTAATTTCTTTAAATGATGAACAAAAAAGTTGTAAAACTACTATACTAAATAGTAAAATAACGGTTGTGCGAGGGCTTGCAGGTTCGGGTAAAACATTAATTGCTGCACAAGTAGCATTGGATATGTTGTTCAGAAAAGAAGTAGATAGAATAGTATTGACTAGACCTGCTGTATCAGCGGGAGAGGATTTGGGATATTTACCGGGAGACAAGGATGAGAAATTATCACCGTTTACAGCAGCTATTTATGACAATATGAATGCGTTATATGATAAAGACAAAATTCAAAAAGAAATTCAAGAAGGCAAAATTGAAGTAATTCCTCTAGCATTTATGAGAGGTAGGAATTTGAAGGATTGTTTAGTTGTAGTTGATGAAGCACAAAACATAACACACAAGCAAATGAAAATGTTGTTAGGTAGAATATGCGTAGGAACAAAAATGATTTTGTGTGGTGACGTTGCTCAGATAGATTTAAAAGATGAAAAAACTAGTGGTTACGATTTCATATGTAATAAATTTAATAATGTAAGAGGGTTTTCTGTGGTGACTCTTAAAACAAATCACAGGGATCCTATAGTAGAGGAATTATTAGAAATATACACACAATATGAGAATTAGTTATATTTATATAGAGTAATCTATATAACATGGCAGGACAGATAGAAATCAAATATTATGACTCGAGTGTTTCCCTACTACCCGTGTCGGGGAACACTCCCTTTGGGTATTATGACCTAGATACTAACTTCGTATACGATGCTCCAAGATTTGTGAAATTTGCCTCACAAAGATTGGGGTATCCTATAATGGAGATAGAATTGCAGGATATTAACTTTTATGCTGCATTAGAGGATGCTGTTACTGTGTACGGTAAAGAGCTATATGAATACAAGATAAGGGAGAATTATCTATCTATGGAAGGTAACACTACCGGAAGTAGTTTTAATAATGTTTATATTCAGCCTAATTTTGGTAACATGATTAGACTAGCGTCTGATTATGGTAGTGAAGTGGGAAGTGGAGGAAACGTAACTTATTATAGCGGTTCTTTGCCTATGAAGGCTAATAAGCAATATTACGATATGGATGCTTGGGCTAGCTCTTCTGCTAATTTATCTGCGGGAGATAGCATAGAGATAAAGAGGGTTTTTTATGAAGCACCTCCGGCTATTGTAAGGTACTTTGACCCATATGCAGGAACGGGAACAGGTCTTCAATCTTTAATGGAAACTTTCGGATTCGGACAGTTCTCACCAGGAGTTAACTTTATGTTGATGCCCATATACTTTGATGTACTAAAAATACAATCTATTGAATTTAATGATCAAATTAGAAAATCAGCATATACTTTTGAATTAGTAAATAACAAATTAAGAATATTCCCAATACCTACTTTTGATAGAAATTTATTTTTTACATACATAAAAAAATCAGAAAGAAACTCTGTTGCTAGAGACAATAGAGGTAATTTGATAACTAATGTAAGTAATGTACCATACAACATCCCTACTTACTCTCAAATAAATTCAGTATACAGAAAGTGGATATTTGACTATGCTTTAGCATTAGTTAAAGAGACGTTAGGTAATATAAGAGGAATGTACCAAACAATACCTATACCGGGGTCTGAGGTCACACTAAACGGATCAAGTTTGATTGAGCAATCTAATGCTGAAAAAACTGCTCTTATAGAACAACTAAGAGCGACATTAGATGACACATCTAGGCAAAAACAATTAGAAAAAAAGGCCAACGAATCTCAAATGATGAGAGATACATTCATTAATTTTCCAATGCCAATATTTATAGCATAATGAAAAATTTTATAGATATTATATTAGAAAGAGACGATAACAAAGAATCCATAAAAAAGACATACAGGACTTATTCTTGTGTGATTATTGTTAAGTTTCAAAAGAGGATAAACAGAACTCAAGCAATCGAAAGAATTAGGGCTATTAAGAGCGTAACAGTAGTTGAGAGTAGAAGTGATGATGCTTTGGAAACATTAAACAGAAAATTAAAAGACTACGAATATTCAAATATAGAATTAAAGTTTGTTACTAATAAAAGTGCCGAAAGTCAAATAGATGAGATACTAAGAAATATGGTATTTTCTAATGAAAAGACCGGTCATGCTAGAGTTCCTGGTGTAATTGCGACAAAGCCTAAATTAGAAACATTAAAAAAATTAGATTAAATGGCACTATATGGAGGGTTTAGATCTAGGAGTATGTTTAGATTTCACAACAGACAGCTAATGAACAGAATCATAGCTGAAGAAGTTGTGTATTATAAACTATCTCTAAAAGAAACACAGTATAATATATACGGTGAATCTAAAAATAAGATGTATAATCAGCCAATACTACTAACTTGTTTATATGAAGTGCAGGATCAATCATCTGATGATGCTGAATACGGTAAAAGTAAAGCACAGCAAGTTGATTATAGGTTTTTAAGAGACGATTTAATAGATTTAAACTTAGTTCCCGAATCAGGAGATATTATATCATGGCAAGAATCTTACTACGAAGTTGATTTAGTTGTAGAGAATCAAAGAGTTGTAGGTAAAAACCCCGAATACTCTTTGCAATCTGATTTAGAGAAGTATGGTGAATCTTGGTCTATAATATGTAAAACCCATTTAACTAATGTTAACAAATTGAACATAATAAAATCGGTTTAATATGGCATATCAAAAAAAAACTATAAAAAATAGACCGAGTTCAGAAGCTGAAAATATAGATAAAGCAGTCCCCTTATTTGACGGTACTAGCAAACCTCCTATACATACCTATAAAAGAGGTGATGACACTTCACTAAAAGGTGAAGAGATAAAACACATATCTGTAGGAATACAAGATATAGATGAGGCTGTTATGTATTATTTTAATGAGGTAATAAAACCTTATGTTGTTAACGAAGGCACTACATATAGTGTACCTGTTATTTATGCAGAACCTGAAAGATGGAAATCTGCTCAAAAAGATGGTATTTTTAGAGATAAAGAAGGCAGGGTAATGTTTCCTGTAATTGCTGTTAAGAGAGATAGCTTAGAGAGGAACAGAGATATAACGCATAAAATAGACGGAAATAGATCAAATGTTTATCAGGTGTACAGTAAGAGATATACAAATAAAAATCAATATGATAACTTCGCTGTACTAACAAACAGAGTGCCAATAAAAGAATTCTACAATGTGGTAGTCCCTGACTACTACTTTGTAAATTATACATGCGCTATATACGTATCTTTTTTAGAGGATTTAAACAAAATAATAGAATCTATTAGTTTTAGATCAGATTCTTATTGGGGCATGCCTAATAGGTTCTTATTTAAGGCCACAGTAGATAGTTTTCCTGTGACTCAACAAATAACTGATGGGGAAGACAGAAAGATATTCTGTACATTTTCTTTAAAAATGAATGGGTATTTGACTCCTAACAATATAGACAAACAATTAGCTACAAATTCTTTTAAGTCTAGATCTAAAGCTCAAATAATATTTACACTAGAAGCAGTTAGTACTGATTTAAATAATATAAAATTACCTATGAATAGAAATGTGAGATTAGCAGCAACGTCTTTTATACCTGAGGGGGTTACAGTAAATAGCACAGTTAATGTTGGTTCTGTAAACCCCCAAATAAACGCATACTTATCTACAAATATAACAAAAGTTGCTAATGTTGTAAATTCTTACAATCAAGTTACTTTTACCGGAGGCTCTTTTCTACAACCTCCTTTTAATTCAGGAATACCAAATACTGACAAAACTAGTTTCAGTTATTTTATAAACGGACAATATTTATCAGTAAACAATATTACATCTTTTGATGGTACTACTTTAATAATTGATACAGTTAATTTAGGTTTTGAATTATCAACAGATGATGAAGTAATTGCAATAGGTAAATTTGCTTAAAACATGACAACAATATTAAAATCTAAACAATTAAGGGCATTTCCATTTAGCGGTTCTGCTATAATCTCAGGTAGCCTTAATGTGACTAACGCAGTTACTGCATCTTATTTTAAAGGAGATGGTAGCCAACTGACCGGGGTAATTGCAGAGGGATCCGGTGTTGTCATATTAGATGATAATGTAGTAAAAGGAACAGCTAGGTATTTAAACTTTGGTACAAACATATCAGCATCTGTAACTAGCGGCACTGCTTCAATTAATGTTAGAGTAGATACTGATAATCTAGATAAAGTTTTTTATGTCACAGAACAAGGTAGTGATATTAATAATGGTAAATCAATTGGAACAGCCTTTAGAACAATAAAAGCTGCGGCTTTAGCTGCTTCTCAAAGTATTGTTGCTAATGGAATCACTCCTACTCTACCTTATAGAACAACTATAAGAGTGAAAACAGGTTATTATGTAGAAGAAGCTCCAATAGTGATAGCTAATAACGTTTCTATATTGGGTGATGATCTTAGATCTGTTGTAGTTAGACCTTCAGACGCTACGTCAGGTTCTAATTTATTCTTAATGAATAACGGTAGTTATGCTTTTGGTTTAAGATTAGAAGGGTGTGCTATAGATAATTTAGAAGATCCTAAAAATGGATTCTTTTTTGCGTTTCAGCCTAGTGCAAGTATATCTACTTCACCTTACGTACAAAACTGTTCTGCAATAAGAACACCTCCTGATAAATTTTATACGCCATTAGACTCAGCTTCAGCAAATCCCTTAGTAGGAAATGGTCCCGGTGGTATGTTAATTGATGATGCGGTACTTGATCCATATAGCCCATTACACTCAATGATTGTAGATTCATATACTCAAGTTGCATTTAACGGTATAGGAGTTTGTGCAAGAGGTAGAGGGTATGGACAGATGGTATCATTTTTTACAAACTTTTCTAGAGTAGGTGTATATGCTAAAGATGGTGGGCATTGTTCATTATTAAACTCTAATACCACATTTGGGGATTTTGGTTTAAGATCTAGCGGTTCAAGAATATTAGTAAATCCCAATACTACCTTAGTTACTAGTGCTTCTTATGTTGATGCAGTATCATCAGCATTAATATTAGCTAACACAAGTGCTGTTACTACTTATATGATAAATGAATTAGCTATTAGCGGCTCAACTCAATATACTAGTTCTTATCAATCAGGAGCAATAAGAACAGCGACACTTAAAGATGCTGGATTATTAGTAAAATGTATTACAGATGATTTACTGTCTCCTACAGTAGTTAGAGTGTCACAATTTGGATCAGGACAATTTTTAGGTCAAGATACTACAGTAGGTAAAGTCAGAACACTCCCAACCCAATCTAGCTTTTCAAAAGGTGCTGTAACTGCTTTTAGAATTAATGATGGTTTTGATATGGCTAGAGACTATTTACTTTCTTATGATAAAATAAATTATTATATTCAAAATAATGCTACGTTTAGTTCTGTTCCAACAACTACTAAACAAAAAGTAAGTCAGTTGTTAAATATGCTAAAAGATACTATTCAAAGAGTAGTAATAAACCAATCAGGAGCAGATTTATTAACAGAGTTTGGTTCACTGATTACATCTACTTCTCATGATTTTTCTTATGCAGGATCCGGTGTAAATTTTTTAGCTCTCCCTAATAACCAAGGGGGTGTAGGAAAGACAAACCTTGATTTAAGAGTATATCAAGAAAATAATGGTAGAGTATACTATACAGCGGGAGATGAAACCGGAGACCAGTACCAAGGTAATGATTTTATAATTAGACAGTCAACAGGTACTATAGAAGGTAGAACTTTTTATAGAGCAATAACTGCTCAAATAACACCAATAAACTTAGCATTAGAAACCGTATAAAATATAAAAAATGGCAATAAGTAATATACCTTTAAATAAATTTAGATTACTATCACAAAACTTAGTGAGCGGCAGTAATCTTATATACTCGTCAAGTATTGACGTGTCTACTATTGTGCTATCTACTCAAATAACTAACATAGCAAATACTAACAAGTCTGTTAGTGTTTTAGTACAAAGAAGTGGTTCTAATAGCCAAATAGCTCTAATAAAAGATGCAATAGTACCGCCAAATGAATCACTAAATCCGTTATCAGGTAAACTAGTTTTGGAGAGGTATGATCAATTTATAATGACAACAAATTCAGGTAGCACATTAGACGTAGTCTTATCTGTACTTGAAAATGCAAATAATTAAATATGGCAAAGTTAGTAGGAAGGAAACCGATAGAAATTAACATAAATGCCCAAAAAAATGGGTATATTCCTGTATATGATTCAGAGAGTAAATCTTGGAGTACTGTAAGTACTAGTAGTATTTCTGCTTCTTTTTCTGCCACATCTTCTTACAGTTTAAGCTCATCTTATGCAGCAACAGCATCTTATGTAGTTACAGCTCAAACAGCTTCTTACGTTTTAAATGCTGTATCATCTTCTTACAGTTTAAGTTCATCCTATTCAGTAACAGCATCTTATGTAGTTACAGCTCAAACAGCTTCTTATGTTTTAAATGCTATATCTGCATCATACTTAATAGGATTTAACCCCACTACAACAAATACGGGCTCTTTTACAGGCTCTTTTACGGGATCTTTATTAGGCACAGCTTCTTATGCGCTAAATGCTGCAACTGCTTCGTATCTTGTTGGTTTTGATATTACTACAGTAAAGGTAGGCTCTTTTACAGGCTCTTTTACCGGATCTTTTACCGGATCCCTACTAGGTACATCATCATTAGCAATAAGTTCATCTTATGCTCAAACTGCTTCTTACGTTTTAAATGCTGTATCATCTTCTTATAGTTTAAGTTCCTCTTACGCTACTACCGCTTCTTATGTAATAACAGCCCAAACTGCTTCTTACGTTTTAAATGCTGTATCATCTTCTTATAGTTTAAGTTCCTCTTACGCTACTACCGCTTCTTATGTTAGAAACTCAATATCTTCTTCTTATGCTACTACTGCTTCTTATGCAAATAATGCAACATCAGCATCGTATCTAATAGGATTTAATCTAACATCTATAAATACTGGGTCTTTTACTGGTTCTTTTACTGGATCATTATTTGGTACAGCTTCTTATGTAGTAAATGCCCAAACTGCTTCATATTTATTTGGTTTTGATATTGCTACAGCAAAAATAGGAGCATTTACTGGGTCTTTTTCAGGATCAATGACAGGATCTTTATTTGGTACTTCATCAACATCAATAAGTTCTAGTTATGCATCAACAGCTTCTTATGTAGTAAATGCAATATCTGCGTCTTATCTTGTAGGATTTAATCCAACATCTACAAATACTGGATCTTTTACAGGTTCATTTACTGGTTCTTTATTTGGTACAGCTTCTTATGTTCTAAATGCTGTATCGTCTTCTTATTCAGCAACAGCATCTTATACAGTAACAGCACAAACTGCTTCTTATGCTTTAACTGCATCAGTAGCTGTAAGTTCTAGCTATGCTACAACAGCTTCATTTTTATTAGGAAATGTGAATAATGCTACTAATGCCACTTCTGCATCATATGCAGCTACTGCATCAATAGCAACTAGTTCTAGCTATGCTATTAATTCAACTTCTGCTTCTTATGCAACAACAGCTTCTTATGTATCGTCAAATTTTCAATATGAAGTTCATGTTAGCCAAGTAGATGGAAATGATACTACTGGTGATGGTAGTTTACTTAATCCTGTAGCTACTATTACTAAGGCATTAACATTAGTAGCAGCACAACGCAAAGTTATTGTTCTTCATCCTGGAGGATATAATGAAAGCCCTACAATTGCTTCTGGAAATGTAACTTTACAAACTACTGAATTAACTGGTGGAAATACTGTTCTTTATGGAACGTTAACTATTAA